TAGCTCTTAACGCTGTAATTCCCTTTTTAACTTTTTCTAATTGAAAATAAAGACGTTCTAAAGATTGGATATCTTTAGTAGTATTAATTTCTTGACCAATGTTTTTTATGCCAATGCCAATTCTCTTGGTAAAATCAGCAGGAATTTCTGTAGTTTCAACTTGGAATCCACTAAGTTCTTTTTTCCCTAATTTTGTTCTATCACTTGCTTTTGTTGTTAGTAAAAGTCGAGTTAGTTGGTCAGGGTTAAATTTTTCAGTTAATGATTTCCATATTTCCTCTTTTCTGGCTCCTGCTCCCGATGCTGGTACATCAATTCCCTGATCTCTAGCTAATCCTCGTAATTGTTTTACCGTGTAATATTTTGGGTTAATTGCCTTGATGTTAGCTGGAATAGGACTACTTACCGGGAAAGCTTTTTCGTCAAAATATGGGGTTATTTCAGTAGTAATTAAAGAACCGGCTTTATCTTTTGCGGCTTTTAAAAGTTTCTGGGTTTTACCTTCAATTTTTTGCTGTTCTTCTTTGTCAATTAATTTAGGGACGCTACTGGTAGCCGCCCCTAAAAGCTTCTTAACCCCTTCCCCCGCCATTAACGCCGATCCAGCGACCGCCCCCCCTTGCGCTAAGACGCTGATAGTGCCGTTGGTTAGTTCGGTAACAAGGTTCATTACCGCTTCCGTTAACTGTTGTCCCACTCCAAACGGCAAGCCGCTAAAAGCTTGAGTCATTTGTGTGGCTACGGCTTGGATCATTTCCCGACCGCCTGCACTCATTGCCCCCGCTAGAATGCTTCGCATCTCGTTAACGATTGTGGCATCTAACCCCATCGGGAGTGCGTGGAGAGCGGCCGCTCCTATTGCGGCGGTTCCCCCTACCTGTAGTGCTTTTTTCCCCAGTCCCACACCGGGAATAGCCATAACGGGACGTTCGATCGCTTTTAGAACGGTGAAAACAATTTGACCGAACTTGACGACATCTAGAGAGGCATCCTTGAGAGCGTTTCCAAGTATTCTGCCCGCTTCTTTTACCTCTCTAATTAATACCTGATTTAACAGTTCTGAAATGTTTTCTTGCCCTGTTAAAAGCTGTATTTCACCACTACTATCGGGAGTTGATAATCTAGTAGTTAAAGCACTTTTTAAACCCGCTTGGGCTTTAATAGATATATCTTCTAAGATTTTTTCTAGTGGGCTGTTTCCTCTATCTGTTTCACTACTGCCAAAATCGTCAGGAGCGGGCGGCAAAAGCTTTTGTGAGGATACCTTGTTAATTGCATCTACAAAAGCCCGCATTAATTCGGCGTTAGATTTAGCCCACGGGTCAGGCGTGCTATTTTGCCACGGATCGATTAAAGGACTAGCATATTTAGCCAGAATACCTTTTTTTATTTCATTTAAAGCTTGTTCTATAGAATTTAACGCTGTTATAGCTCTGTCTGTATTTCTGGTTAAGGATTGTTCTAGAAATACAGTAGGATTAAGCTTCTCAGTTTTTGGCGTAGTAACTTTTTCTTGCTTTGGAGGTATAGAAAATGGTTTTGTTTTAGGGTAGGTTATTTTCTCACCGTATTGCTGCAAGAGCGTGGGATTAGTTGATCCTAGTTCTATTAATTGTCCTGGCGTGGTTTGTTTTAACTTTTCTGGATCAACGGTTCGTTTTTCAGGTATTGGCAAAGGGGATTGAAAACCAGACAAAATAGCCCCAGCCACGGCCGTTTTGTCCATCAAACCTTTATACTGATTATTCCCCATCATTCTATCTATGACGGTTTTCTTGTCTTCAATTTTTTGAGCGGCTGTAGGATTAACCTGTGATCCACCGAAGTCTATAGCCCGAATTCCTTGAGGCGAGAAAAATACGTTAGTTTCGGCCAAATCATTATGGACAACACCCATTTTTTGTAATGCCGAGTTTAATTGTCCAACCTGTTTATAAAGAATGGTTGCCGCTTTATTGAAGCGAGTTTTTTCTTTTTGTGCTGTTTTTTCTAAACTTGTTATTTCTTTGTTTAATCTTTCTATTTCAGCTTCATTGCCTTCTTTTGTGACTTTATCTAGCGCAAGGGTAGCATCCGCCAATTGTTTCTGAACTTTCTTGAACGGTTGCGCTATTCTAGTTAAAATTTCTTTTAGCGTTTTTCCTTGTATTCTTTCGGTGACGATAGCTTTATCGGGAACCGCTTTATAAAGAAGCGGCGATAGTCTCCCCTGTAATTGTTTATATGTTTCTAGTTCATTAGGAGTTGCTATCTTTTTATTAACACCTTCTGGGTCAATATCGGTTTTATAAACAAATTCATCAGTTAAAAAGGCAAAGGAGCCGTGCATTCCTAGTTCAGGAAAACCCGTACCGATCGCTTTTATTTTGTCTATACTAGGGACAATTTCAGCGGTTAGTTCCGTGATTAATTTATTGTACGCAAGAATAGCCGCTTGCCTATTTCTAAATAACTTAGTTACTCTTTGTTTTTCAGCTTCATAATCAATTTTTTGTAAAGCAGTTAAATTAGATGTTGAAGCAGTATATTCAGGGAATTGCAGATTTAAGTCTCTAACAATTTCTTCTTTGGGTAAATTTTTGGTAGGAAATGATTTTCCCAAAAAAGCGTTTATTTCGCTTGGGATTGTTTCAGTTGGGAAAAACTTAAGATTTTGTCTGGTTTCGTCCGATAAATTCCCGCCTCGACTAACATATTCTTTTGTTACCTTGTCAATCAAGGTAAACATTTCTATTAAAGCGTCTTGATAGGAGCCAAATTTAGAGCCTTCTTTTCTAAACCATGGAATAGTTTCTGTCTGTAGCTTCCCAGTGCGCTGTTTTACGGTATTGGGATCGAGATTGCCAGCCCACCATGACGGTTTTTCAGAGACTTTTCCGGTCTGGAATTCCGTCATGGACTTATTGTATCCTTCTGCCACTTCCTGATATTTCAGAAAACCAGCAAAATCTCTAGCAAGGTTTTCTGGTAAATTAACGCCTGACGCTTGAAATTTTTCTTTAAATTGTGATGCAATTTTGTCAAATTGATTTCTTAACTTTGCATAAAATTCTTCTGCTCCTTCCACATCTTTAAATGCTTCAATTGCGAAGTTATCTTGCATCATTTCTAACACCAAGTCTAAGACATTAGACTTGGTGGTTTGCCCATCGTATCCTTGCAAAAATCTGTGGAAAGGCAGATCGGTATTAAATTCTCCTGTACTCAACACCGATTCTATTTGATTCATCGAACCGATTAACTCATAAAGCTTATCTCCTGCTTCTACAATTGCTGATATTTTGCCAGGAGATAAATCTGGAATATTGGCGTTAATTGTTGCAAAAAACTTATTTATAAATTCTATGTTTTTAAAAAGATGTTTCTGATGGTGATTTGCACTTCCATAGGGGTTTGTGCTTTCTATCCCCATAAATTGATTTGTTTTATTCCCGATCCCTAGAAGCTTGACAAAGCCGAGGGGATCGGACGTTAGCATCGAAGCCGTGAAGTTTTTGGGTGTGCTTTGGGTTATGTCAACAAAAGGGTAAGCCATTGCTAACGCTTGAGTATCTTTTACTCCCATAAATTGAGCGGTTCTGGCATATTGAATATTATCCACACCACCCAAAGAATATGAAACAACATTTCCTTTACGTCCTTGCTCTTGAGCAAGCATTGTGTTGGCTAATGCTTGAGCCGCAGCAGTTGACGGAGTAAAAGCGTCCAAGCTAGACGATATTTGCCTAAAAGCGTTTATTAAGGTGTTTAGAGCTTCTTCCCCTTCTAAAAAGGTTAAATTCCGAGAAATAAAAGCCTTAAACTGTTTTTCTGCTGGCCTTTCATTTTCTAAATCGGTATCGGTTTCAGGATTTTCTACAGGAATAAATCTTTTTTGGGGAGCTAACGGCTCTAAAGACATAGCTGCTTTACGCCCGCCTTGCCCCCCTCTAAATTGTGCGCCTCCAATGACGCTAACAACGTCTTCCCCTTCTTTTAATTTTGGGAAACCCGCCTTTCTTTCACTGTAAATCTTTTGGGCTTCTAGGGAAGTTCTGTAGTCTTTCATTCCCTGTACGAAGCGTAAAAAGGGGCTAATTTCTTTTAAAAAAGAATTAAGTATATTAACTACTTTTGTCTGAGGTTGTGCATTTTCTAAAAATCGTTGCATTGATAAATTTGCTATTTCAGCTTTGGACAACCCCTGTCCTGCATATTGTTTTTGTATTTCCTCTGTTGATTGTTTGAGTATTTTCGATAGTTCAGGGTCTTTTTGAATTAACCTTAATCTTTCCTTTGTTTTACTTGCAGGAACCGTAGCTATTTCTTGTAGAGTTTTAAACCTTTCTATTACCTGATTTACATTAGTTCTTTTAAAAGCGGCGTTAAATGCTTTTTCTGTGCTTCCAGAGCGAGTCAATTCTGACAAGTAAGTTTCAAGAACTTGATTTTGTCCTAATAAATATCTGTCTATTTTTTTGATAGCAATAGTTATTTTTCTTGCAGCATTGCGTGATGGTTCTACTGCCCAAGTGTTAGAAAATTCTTGTCCGATTCTTTCAAAATAGCCTCTAACAACGTCTCTTAAAACCGTCGCAGTAGCTTTAAAAGGTAAAGCAATGACGCCTGTTACTAAGCGACTAGCCGCCCCAACAATCCCTCCGCGGCTATAGGATTTTCGGATTTCTGAGGCAAGGCGAGATGTTGATCGCTCGATCTCTTTTTCTACTTTGTCCTGATACCCCGAAAACCGATGCTCGACCACAAGTCGGGACGGAACTTTTATATCAACGCTGACACGCTTTAACTCTCGCAACTGCTGATTAAGACTAACAAGTTGCCGATCCTCGACAAATACCCGAATAGGGTTGCGCCGATAGTGATCGCTGGTTTTATCGAGGTCATCCCGTTTTAACTTAAGGTGATCGTTTAGTTGGTACAACGGGCGATCATCTACTTTTACCCCGATTTTCACCGTCACCCCAGAGCGGGCGGCCATACGCTGTAGGGAGACAAGTTGACCTTTTGCCCGTGCGATACCAGTATCGTACTGAGTAGTAATTAAACCTAGTCCGATTTCTAGCGTACCTAGTGAAACGGTCATTTTTCCTTGTCTCCTAGCTGTATGAGTTCGTCGTATAGTCCACAATCCACGATTATTTGTAGGGCATAAACGGGGACTTCCCCGGCTTTTAATGCCTCTACCAATATCTCGGCGGTTTCGGGATCGAAGAAAGTTTCTTTCTCTTTTTCCAGTCGGTATGGGAGAAAATCCCCTGGGGTGAGGTCGCTTATTTTTCCGCTATCCTTGGCTTGGGCTTTCATGTAGGAATGAACCATTGCGGCAATCTGGCTCACGGTTCCCGATAGCGAGTTTATTTCTTCTGCCTTGATTCGCTGCACTCCCGACCATTTTTTGAGAATCATCCAGTCTGGCCATTCGTGCCACTCTTCGGCCGGCAATCCCCAAGCGAACCACTGAAAATAGATTTTCTCCCAATCAATCGGGTTGTTTATCGCTTCTAGGCGAGCGTTAATCGCCTCATCTATTCGTTTTTTTCGGTTTCCTCATCTTCTTTTTCTTTAGGTTCTGGTTCCTTTTCGGACGGCTTTGGCCACTGACTAATATCTGCATAAACATAGTCGTTATAGAGGCGCACCAACATACTAGGGTGGAGAGCATCGATGTCTTCTCGACTAAACTCTACCCCCGCTTTTTTTGTTCGGCGCGGGCTATTCAAAAACAATCGGATTAATTCCCGATTGTAATTGTCGAAAGTGTCTACTCTTTCTTGATAGAGCTTATTTAGTTCGTCAAGGTAAGGAGTGATTAAGTCAGCCGTTTCTTTGCTAAACTCTCGCCGGCGTTTACGGGAATTTACAATAGATTCTTGGGCTATTTTTGCCGACTCTATTTTTTTCTCGACACTTTCTAGCTCAACCGTTTCCGCTGCATTGACAATTATTTCTTCTACTTTTTCAAGTAGCGAATTGTCGCTAGTAACGATCGATTCGACCTCTCCAACAGACAGCCCTGTTTTTTGACTGACTGCTTTTAACTGTTCTAAGTACGCCTTGTCAGCCTTGTCTCGCGCTTCGGAGGCGACCGGCATAGCTTTATTTTCCGAGGGGTGGATACCGTACCGCTTAAGGAATTCGATCCCGATTTCCCCATCTTTTTCTAATGCGATCGAATCGAGTTTTTCTAGTAGGGTTTCGTCGTCAATGTACTCGATCCATTCTTTTCGCAAGGGGAAGAAAAACGTTTCGTTAGTTTTGAGTTTCCCTAAAATACTTAATGCCATTTATTTTTGCCCGTTTATTTTTTTTCATCCGAGGAAGATCATCAAGCCACAAAGGGTCTAGCTCTATCTCTATTTCGTCTCGATTCCCCCTCGGATCGGGATCGGAGCGAAGAACTTTATTTTTCTGCTTTATTTCTCTGTCAAACACGCCGACACGAAAATAGAGATATTCCCCACGAATCTCGCAATTTACGAGAAATACCTCTTGTTCCGCGTCTACTAGGTGTCGGATCATACTAAGGTGTAGTCAGCCGCAACTACATCACTATCGAACGGAGATGTCGCCATACCGTCAATATAGCCCGCTTTACCAGTGATCGTGAGGTTGATGGTGTTTTGAAGATAGGACGCTTTTTCGCCATTCTCCCCGCGCGACACATAGCACTGAGCGTCACGACCGCCGCGCTGTCCGGGCTTGAGAATTTCGAGATACAGGCACGCTCCTTCTTCTTCGGCTGTGGTAATGACCTTTAGAGCGGGATCGCCGTACACTTCCGGCCCAGAAATAGAGCCAGTGTAGTTGACGCTTTCGATAAACTTCTCCATCGCCAGATCGTCCGAGAATACCGAGTCAGAGCCTTCATTATTGCTTGCGTCGATATTATAGGTTTTGGCCGAAATCACCGGGATCCACGCTCGGATCGTACAGGTCTGCGGAGTGGGAGTAGCGAGAGCGGCCGTGAATTTCGCTCGTTCGATGTCGATCACTGTCTGCGTTGTAGTCGTGGTTTTTTTGCGAACGATAACATAGCTCCCAGTAGTGCCGATCTCGATCTTGGTTCCCTCGAACAAGATGCGTCCGAATCCTTCGGACGCAACGGTGATCTGATCGTCGCCCTCGTCAACTCCTGCAGCGAGGGCGACGGTTCTAGTAGGCGCAGGATCTCCGTAAGCAAAAACGCCAGACACTAGCACTTTCACGTTGCGTGACGGCGTTAAATTATCTGGGGCTTGCAAGTCTGAATAAGTCGCCATTATTTTATTTTTTACCTGAAAGTTTCAAGTAATATTTTACCTTAAAAGTTTGGCAGTGGAGACTTTGATAGTGGCTTTCGGTCGGATTATGCCTTCGGCTGTTTTTAGGTAGGCAGTCACGCGGGGCAATTCGAGGATATTCCAGTAAGGACTAATTTGAATTCTGCCCACTACAGGAGTCAGCGAACGAGACAGATCGTACTGCTTTAAGACGATCGTGTAATTTGCCATCTCAATGTAGTTACCGAGCAGGGGATCGTAACGGGGGTCGGGTTCCCGTTGGATAATCGCCTCAATTCCGCTATTCGCTTTTATTCGGTAATTTGCGGGTAGTTCGGGTGGCTCTACCCAGATAGCGGGAACTTCTTTTATTTTTTGCCCAGTGGGATTGATTATCTCGTACTTTCCTAGATCGGTATCTAGGATTATTTCTAGGTTATTTCTGAGGGCTTGAAGGGTTTCCCGTAGTTCGGCTTCATTCATTTTTTCAACCTATTTTTCCCCTCATAATATCAGCGTAACTTTCAAGCGGATCATAATCTTCGACTGCTGTGGTAATAAACGGACGCGCTGGAACATCGGTTATCCCCCCATCAGCCCGCTCTATTTCGTATCCTTCGTGAACATAAGGGGCGTGTTCGGCGGTATAGCCGATAATTTTGTCAGTATCGCTAATATGTTCGATAAACTGGCTATTTTTTAGCTCTTCTGTGTCAACGATGTCCCGGGGAGAGCCGACGATCATGCCGTTTTGCCGTCTCGTTTCCCGCGGCCATTGCCATTTTGGATCGCGGATTTGATAGGTTATTTCTTGAGCGAATTCATTCACCATTTCCTCAAATCCTTCGATGGCTAATTCTTTTCCGAGGTTCCAGTTGATCATTTATTTTGTTGCTTTTATTTTATTTTTATTTTTATTTTTATTTCTATCCCTCATTCTTTTAGTATGCTGTGGAAACGGAGGAATGTCGGTTCTTTCTGAAAACATATTTTTATTTTTCCCGGCGTAGTTTGTGTTTTTTTGCATTACCCTAAGCACGTTACGAGCCGAGGAATATCCGAACACTTCAGCGAGAATATGCAGATCGCAATCGACTATATAATAATAATCGATCAGAAATGGCGAAACATTTAAAACGTGCGGATTTCTATTGTTTTGGCGGTTAAATACCTTAAACTTTATTTTTTTTGCTAATAGCTGTAGTTGCTTTACGAGGTCATGGTAATTTATTTTTAAATCGTCCGCTATTTCCACGAAAGATAAATAATTATTTTCGTGGTAGCGTTTAATTATTTCTTGAGTTGTCTTTTCGTCCATAGCAAAGCAAAAATGTCTTAGGGATAACCTAAGACATTATACACTTTAAAAAGTCAAGAAAATTAGTTGCCACGTCATTATTTTTTGTATTGGCAGTACCATTCGTCTCCGTCCATGTGGTTGTGAGCAACACCCACCTTTTGATTTTCATCGTCTAAGATGTCTGCTTTGTATTCATCCGAGGGTGATCCTTTGATGTTAGACAGCTTGCCAGTGAAGTTTTCGGGAAAATCCCACGCTTTTGCGGGCTTTATCGAAAGCTTCGTAGTAATCCATATTTTTTTCTTATTTTTTTTGTTTGTCTCTTGATACATTCACTATATCCCGAATTTTCTTGAATTGTCAAGTGAATTTTTAGAATTTTTTCCCGTAATTTTCCGAATAGTTACTATAGATTAATCTCTATACGTCCATGTTATCGGGATTAGGTCAATGTTAGAGAGTTTCTAACATCCTGAAAAGCTTACGGGATAAGCTTTTCAGGAATGTGTTATGGATGTTGTGGCGATCCTAGTAAAAAAAGAGAAAAGATGTAAATAACCAGACTCGACCATAAGAATACGCCTAGAGACACGAAAACTGATCGGGATATAGATTCTATCAAGGAGGTGGGAAGAATGGGGATAAAGGGGAATTTTGAGGGGATCGGGAAAGCGAACGACACAAAACGGGAAACACAAAAAATCCCCTAACAGCCATAACAAAAGCCTGAAACGTAAGCGAGGAAAGGGATAGAGAATGTTAGAGAGGAAATAACATTGATTAACAGAGATAACATTTTTCTTTCTATCCCTATTCTCTCTACATCGCATCAAAAATCCCCCTAGAACTTTCTCTAGAGGGATTGACAGGGGATTTGTCGTTTGTTCAGATACTCCTGAATAGTGTTTAGTCCTACTAGCTGTTACCGACAAAATTTTGGTCAAAGCAGGCTTAAGACAACCCAAACCACTCCCCACACTATAAAACCTAAGATCAGGTAAACCTGTAAATTAAACAAAAATACCTGGAACCATAGAGGAGATTTTTTAATCATTGTCCAAATATCGCTCAATATGTTAAAAATACCCATATATTATCATCCTTACAAAAAAGAGAAAGACAGGGATTCCCCCCCGATAATAAAAGCAAAAGTTGAGCTTACTTATTTTTTTGTCATGAAATCTATTCTAGCATCTGTTTTGTTATTTTCTGCTCTTGTCACTGTCACTCCTGTCTTTGCTCAGACTACCGAATCCAACAAAGACCAGTTAACTAATGAGGCTTCTGGGATGTGTTGGACTGGTCGCATTAATTGCGGCAGCCTTTAATCAATATTGTGGGTGTTTAGTTTTGGAGTTGACAGGTTGAACTTTTTGTCGAGAATACAGAATTTACGGGATTCTTAAAAAAAAATAAAATAAGCAGTCCTTAGAAATACTTAAAGCTAAACAGACATACTACAAGGGACAAAAAAAAAGACAGAAAGTAAACAACACTCTCTATCCTTTTCTTTTAGCTTTTTCTTTTAGCTTTTTACTTGTAATTGATTCTCATTTTTTAACAGGTGCTTGTATAGTTTGCGAAGCTTTTGGTATATGATATGCTTTCTGCCATTTAATTCTGCAATTTGGTTGTTGATTTCTTCTAACTCTAGTTCGAGTTCAAATTCAAGTTGTTCTATTTCTTCGTTGTTCATTGTTGCCTTACTCCGCTAATTCTAAGTCGTTGCTAATAGCAAAATCATACACATCACAAGGGAAGTAGTCTCCCCATTCGTCGGGGTCTTTGGTGTTAATTTTATCCATTGACCAGCCAGAGGATTGAAGCCACAATCCCCATCGAATTGTTGGTTCGTGCGTGGGCTTTAACTCCCAGCATACAACCGAAGATGGTTGTATGTAGATGCGTGGCTTTCCTACTAGGTAATCCAATCGAAGCAAATCTATTAACAAATCTGCCTCTTCTCGCCGATGTTTTAAGTCTTCGGGAAAATGGAATTTGCTTTTTCCCTTTTCTTCTTTTCCCTCTGGATTTACAACTATTTGATTTAACTGTTCGTACTCAGCTAATAACTTGGCTTTTTGCCGCTCTAAGGATACTTTTTCAATTTCTATCTCTCCCAATCGAGAGAGAATTTCCGCCATGCGCTTTTGTTTTTTGCGGTAGGCAACTACTTCGGGGCTGTTTTGAGAATCCATAAAACTCCTTTAAGAACTTGATTTCTTTTTCTTTAATCGATAACGCCGGCATCTTTCGGCGTTGTTGCTGGTTTCATTTTCTGGCGGTCTACCGACGGGATTACCAGTGAAATAATACTGGCAATCTTTACATCGGTATCTTTGTTTTCCCGACACAGAGAATCCCTTTTTAGAGATTCTCTGTGATTGGCATTTAGGACATTGCATTAATTAAGGCTTCCATTTTTTCAATTTCAGACAAAATCAAGTCTCTTTCTTTTTTGTATTTACCAGGATTTCGGTGTTTTCTAATTTGTAATTCAACTACAGAAAGTCTTTGTTTTTTGTATTCAATTTGTATTTCTATTGTACGTTTTTCTCTGTTAAGCATCTGTTTATCTCCTTTGTGTTTTGGAATATCCCCTATTATAGGAGATATGTTTTTATGTTGTCAAGAGGTTAGGGAAAATTTTTAGATAACTCCATAGTCTCCTAGTGTAAACATTGCTTCTAAATCTCTTTTAGAAGCTTTTGCTTTTGCTTCGTGAATAGCTTTTATGTCCTTATAACTTCGTCGCTTAAGGTAAAAGCTTTGGTAGTAATTACAGCTTCACCTAACAACATATCAACAAGCGCAACTTGTCGTTTTTCAGAAAAAGATAACTCATCATCGGTCTTTAACTCATTTTCAGTTTCCTGATTTTCTGGAAGGGTGTATTTACAATTATCTAAATAATCCCAAAGCTCGTAACAGGAAAGCTCGTACTCTTTTTGACTATAATTTTCTAAAACATCAAAAAGCTTTTGAGTATCATAGTCCCCAACAAATAAACTATGTCCTCTGACTGTAACATAATCGCCGTTATCATCGCTGTTATCAATAACGCTTACTATTCCGTAGCTTCCCTCAAAGTATTTTTGACTAATCTGATTAAAATTGTCTTCGATGCGCTTAATAAGCGTATCTCTCTCGTAAAAATCAATAGAAGTCATAGCTTGTTACCTCTGTGTTTTGTTTACATTTCTATTGTGGATCATTCTCCCAATAAAGTTAAGTAAGTGGGAGAATTATTTTTGAGCAGATGTACTAAGTATATCTACTTGTTATCATTGTAGATAGATTGTAGATAAGGTTATTAACAATCGAAAGCCTTGCAGAGTTTTTACTCCATTGTAATTAGAGTTTACTAGAGGGGATTAAAAAGAACGATTGGAATAATTTAATGTGCGATTAATTCCTTTTTTTGCTTGATGGATGTACAAATCAATCGCCGCTTTGTCTGATTCGGTTAGGCGATATGAGTTGGAACTTTTCCAAGCTTTTAATCCTGTAACCGCTCTCTCAATCTCCTTTTTTGTTTGTGCTTCGTTTATAATTTCCCAGAAGCGGAAACATCTTTCTTGTGTGTGCGGGGTTAACATTGTTTTTACTCCTGTTAGGTGATTAGTGGTTTCTAGAGAGGGGCTCCGAGGGGAACCCGTGGGAGTTTAGTCAATGATTTGATGAGTACGGCTTTCGCCTTTGCCCTCGGAAACGAGAGTCATCCCGTTCCACTTGATGTAGTTTAAGTAATTGCGGGCGTTGTGGTAATTCCATCCCATCAGTTCCATCATTTCTTGTACTGTCCGGGGTTTTTCTCGCATAAAGTCGATCAGTTTTTGCGGTACTTTGGGAGTCTTAGCGTTGGGATTGGATGCGCGTGTGCCGGGTGCGCCAGACTTGCGGCTTGATGATTTTTTCTCGATACCTAGCCAGCTTTCCCACGACTGAGACTTAAACCACTTCGGGTTAAAGAACTGGCTATCCATTGTGGACATGATAGCCCCATCTTTATTGACGGCGTAGTATTTAGTGCCGTCAGTGAACAATCGGCAGTCCATGTTTACTAATCCTGTATCAACCCAGCGATCATTTAGTCCTTTAGACTCTAGCCATTCAGAGATCGTGGGAATGTTTACAGGAGTGTTTAGTTCCAGCCATTCTTTGTACAGCATGATATGAGTTTTTACTTTTAGCGATTCCCATACTTCCATGGGGATAGAAGCAATCACTTTAAAAGTGCTATCTGTTAATTGCATACAGTTTTCGGTGTAGTTTTTTGTTACCCAGTATTTCTTATCAGGGGTAACGCTGATGTGGATATCTTTCTCGGTTTCGTCAGGGGTCGTTTCTGACTCGGTTTCATCGATAGTCTCGGTTTCATCGATAGTCTCGGTTTCTTCGATAGTTTCAGTTTCGATCTCCTCGATAGCGGTCACGATTTCGGTTTCGTTTGTGGTTTCTTCTGTCAGGAATCCTACATAGCGAGGATAGTTATGACCTTGTGGATCGACCACGAGTGGATCGCCGTTTAGAGATGTTACGAGTAAGCAGTTCTGCTCCCCGCCTTTGCCAGCTAACCATTCATAATCAGCCAAAAGCTTTTGCTTAAACTCGATAAAATCCTTATCGGATAAGGTGATTTTTTCGGTTATAATCACGTCAAACTCGTAACAATCGCTTTGCTCTAGGTACTGTTCTATTGTTGCGTTTTTGTTGATTTTCGGGAATTTAACTCCCTGCGCTTTGATTTCTACATTCTCGATGCTAATCGGCTCGATTTTCCAATCTGGGAAATAATCAGCTAAGTTTTCCTCGATCCAATTAATAATCGATTCCCGCAACTTGTCCTTAGAAATTCTTAGTATTCTTAATTCCGCTTCGTAAGCGATATTCAGTTCCTTGCCGATAGCTTGTAATTCGGAGTAAACTTCGCAGGTTTTGATTTGTTCGATAGACAAAAACATGATGATTTTTTCCTTTTCTTGTGATGTTTCGTGTTTGTTTGGGGCGTTTTGTTTTCCCTCATAGCTTAAGAATGCCGCTCATTTCTTGAATTGTCAAGTAAAGGACAGAAGCACTGCCTAACTCCTAAAACACTTGCCCCGCAAGGAGTCTGCTGATTCTCACAAAAAAACTCTCAGAAAATCTTGAAACTTTTTTTCGAGAGTTTTTTCAATGCCCATCATAGATAACTATCGATGCACATCTATAGCTAATGCCTCTGTACTAAATCCGAGCGTACACCGACTAGGATCACCCGCTCCCTAGATTGCGGAACCCCATAGTATTTAGCGTTGAGGACTTGCCCCCTGACCTCGTACCCACAGGATCGCAACTCTTTATATATATTGAGAGCGACCTGTTTCATGTGGCCACAAATCATACCGGGCACATTTTCCATCACGAACGCTTTTGGCTTGAAACCCTGCAAAAACCGACAATACTCTTTAAATAGCTGATTGCGATCATCATACAGGTTTCGTTTCCCTGCCACGCTGAATCCTTGGCAGGGCGGTGAGCCAGTGAGTAAATCGAGTTCTCCAAGTCTCAATCCCGATAGTTCGATCGCTTTTTCTAGGGAAAGTTTTGCTATATCGCCATGATACAGGGGAGTGTCGGGGAAATTGACTCGGTAGGTAGCGGACGCATTATCATCCCACTCCACGGCCAAGCGTTCATCGTAGCCAGCGAGCTTTAATCCGAGCGACGATCCTCCACATCCTGAAAAAGTATCGATCGCGGTCAGGCGATCGGTATCTCGAAGAAATGGTGAATTTTTGATATTCTCAGCGATCGCCCGCATTAGATTGGGGGGGACTGAATTCCCGATCCGCTCGATCACATTTTTAAATCCGAGGGAATCAGGGAATATAAAATCGTCGGGAAAACTCCCAACCCGCTTTAATTCCGCTTCATTGATAAACCGCTCACCATTGGGGTGAATTATGCCGATGTTTCCCCAGTGGGAAGATTTAATAAGAGTGCATGATTCTTTGTGCCATGATAGTCGCTTTAAACTCATAAAACCGCCCGTTTTCCCATTATTATGCTTGGCAAGTATCGGCTTTACCTTGTCGCTATTAAAATCCCCCGGTGTTATCTCCCTAGCGACTTTTCGGATATATTCGGGCATAACAATCGGACAAGGTTCGCTCTCGTTTAATCCCCTAAAAGCCTCTCGTATTGTAATCGGTTTTGTTTGTGGTTTTGGGTGAAAATTCCACGTCATAACTATCACCATTTAAAGCCACAGTTTGGGCATTCGTGTTTGGTTTCTCCTAAGCTTTCTTCATCTATATCTTGATTATCGTCGGGAATTTCATCGCCACTATCGTCGCTGTCTCCTACATTCAAGGTGGCAAGAATTGAATTTAAATCCCCGATCGCTCCTAAATTTTCCCCCTCGCTATCGAGATATTCTGCTTGTTCGAGTAGCAGATCGTGATCGAATAATTTTAGCTCATCGATAGGATCGAGTCCTGCCCCGTGAATCGTAGAATGGTTGTGTAAAATGGAGTATTTTACAGCTTTTCCCTCACTTTCCGCCTCTACTCCTATCAAAACAGGCACTAACCATTCTCCGTCTTTATCGGTCAAAATTCCCCGCGGCGGCTTAATATTCCGTTTTTTGATTTCTAGTAAAGCCGCACGGCGATCATGACCCTCTGTAATCCCTCCTTTCCCCTTGTTAAGAGACGGGTCTATGCCTATCGGGTCTTTAAATCCAAATTCAAGAATCAGAGCGATCGTGTTTTCGGTTGCGTGCTTTTTGGAATTGCTTTTTAGCGGAACAAGATCGGAGAGGCGGCAATATTCGATCGCTAACTTATCTGGCATAATTGAGTTGTCTAGTATGATTACAAACTTTACCTTATCTAAATGCCAATAGTAAAAGAAACAGGAAAGCGACCAAAAAACTTAATCCCGAAAGAACCTATCGAATTTGTAACTTTTCCAGTCTGGGAAAAACAGCCTTACGAAATGCCAGAGTGGTACGAAAGATTCTCGCTTTGGTATTTATCTTTACCAAGTGGCTACCGAACGCTTAACCGCGCCTATCAAAATTGTTCAATTGCGGCAGGACAAGAAATTCCAAAAACGCAAATCAAGCGAAATATCGATACGCCAGATAACTGGGAAATTGCTTGCAAGAATTACCGATGGGAAGAACGAGCGAGAGCTTACTGGCTAAAAAAAGTCCAAGAACAAGACGGGCATATTGACCATGTTTTGACCGAAATTCGCGAGAGAACACTAAAAATCGCAATAAAATCGCTTGACAAGATCGAGGCGATGACAAATTACCCGATTAGTAGAAAGCAGATTACATCGATCAATGAAGATGGAACTCCATTACAGGTAACAATTGAACCTAACGGGAACTGGTCACACCGGGACGCGCTGACTATGAGCAAAGCCCTAACAGATGTGCTTGAAAAAGTTATGGGATTAGACACTCTCGAATATGCACTAAATATCGTTCAAAAACATGGATTAGCGGTTATCGACCCCGATGGCAAAATAATCGGGCAGGGAGCGATCGGGTCTGGTGCTGATGACCTAGCAGTAATTATTCGTGATAGCGCAGAGATTGATGACGTGCTAATTCCTACTAAAATGATGAAACACGATGAGGATGAAGAATGACTACATTAATAGATAAAACAGTTTGTGATACTTTTCTTGCGTTAGAATTAGCAAGAATAGAGACTGATTATGGTTATCAAAACCCTCAACTAGAGCAAGGCTTCGATTCCTATGTTGACAACAATTTTGATTGGCTATCGCTTCCTATTCAAGAAATAATGTTCACGTTAAGATTCCGTAAAATACTTTACAATCGTGCCAGAAAAGCGATTAAGCCCGATGGGATTAAATATGGTGACTTTTGTGTTCCTTTGGTGAATTTTAAAACCCTAGAAAGACAGTGGAAATACCCCTATGTTTAAATGCAATAAACAATTTAAAGTTATCGGAAGTGCCAGCTACGCTAAAAACACTACGATTTTTACTCTTTACCAAAGAAGAAATATATTTAAGGTAATCGGGTATTCTCTTATGTTTCCAGTTATTGTAATTATATGCGTCGGTGATTTTATCTGCGGGCAAGATAGTGTTTTTACGATCTGGGAATGGTGGAAAGATATTCAATGGGAAGAACTACGCACGTTCAATACCCTTGAAGATGCAATTAACTATAAGGTCGATTTCTGCGGGGAAAAAGAAGAAAAAACCTATTGGTTATAAGCAATGAAATTCCGTAACGGACTATCGATTAAAAACCGATCAAAGATTAAATCCAACACGGAAACCTATCGCCGCATTCAAGAAACGAATGCGGCAAATAATATCGTCACATTTCCTCGTTTGCAGGAAGGAAAACAGGCTCTTTTCGGGGCAGTTGACGCAGATGTAATAATTTTCGGCGGTGCGGCCGGCTCCGGGAAATCTCACGCCCTTTTAGTCGATTTTGCCCGACAAGAATTTATCGATAATCCCGACTACCGAGCGGTAATTTTTCGGCGTACTTATCCCGAATTTACGCAAGCGGGCGGATTGGTTGATGAAAGCAGGAAAATCTATCAACCGATCAAGGGAAGTTTCGCAGAAAAACCGAACCTTGAATGGAGGTTTGCAAGCGGTTCGCGAATATCATTTCGGCATTTACAGCACGAAAAAACCGTTTACAGCTACCAAGGGGCGCAGATTGCCCGAATCGGCTTTGATGAGCTAACTCACTTTACGGAAGATCAATTTTTCTATCTCCTTTCCCGTAATAGATCGGTATCGGGAATTAAGCCGGCAGTCAGGGCTACCTGTAACCCCGATGCTGATAGTTGGGTAGCCGATTTTATCTCGTGGTGGATCGACCCGCGGACGGGATACGCTATCGAGGAAAGAGCGGGAGTCGTGCGGTATTTTGTACGAGAAGGAAATACCGTACATTGGGCTGATACAAGAGATGAACTAATCGAAAAGTTTGACCTTAAAAACAAGCTTTTCGAGATGATCCCGCCCGATATTCGAGAGGAGTTTTTAGCGGACGATGATGTAAAAATTAAACCAGAAGATTTAGTAAAAAGCTTCACTTTCATCCCCGCTACAATTTTTGATAATCGAGCCTTAATTAAGGTCAATCCTACTTACCTTGCTAACCTGTACGCTCTCCATCCGATCGAGCGAGAAAGGCTACTCAAGGGAAACTGGAAGGTTAAATATGAAGCTGGAACTGTTTTTGATCGCACATGGTTCGAGATACTGGATAGCATTCCCGATGACTGGAAACTGATCGGAAAAGTGCGATTCTGGGACTTGGCCGCTACAGCGAAGGAAAATGCCGAGAATTATCACTGCTACACTTCTGGAACGCTTGTTTATAAATACGAGCGTATTAAAACCGTACTATCGGACGGAAAAGAAGTAAGAGAATTTGTTTACGTTGTCGCCGATAATCTCTGTGAGCAGAAAAAAGTCGGGGAAGTTGAATTAATGTTGAAAAACACTGCCGGGATAGATGGGAAACCCGTGGCGGTTCGGTGGGAACAAGAGGGCGGATCGAGCGGTAAATTTGTAGAAAATACGATCACCAATGTCATCCGAGAATATCATCCGAATCATGATGTGGCAGCGATCGCCCCACAGGGAGACAAATTAACACGGGCGTTACCTGCGGCCACGGCGGCCAGTAGGGGACAGATATTTTTACTTCGTGACTCCGTCTGGAATAATCGATTTCTTAATGCTTGCCAGAACTTTGATGGCAACAAAAAGACACCACCAGTAAATGACATAGTTGATTCCTTGTCTGGCGCGTTCTATTCCCTTGAAAATGAGTTTCTGGGACATGATGATGATGGAGTGATGCCGATTGCATCGCCCAGCCCGGTGAACGAATTTAGGGCCGGATTATCGAGGGGACGAGGACGGTAACGCAGGCACGGGAGTCGAACCCGCTGTTTCAAGGTTATGAGCCTTGCGTGAGCCGTTTCACTCACCTGCATTATCCATCATAACAGAAACTTTCTGAAGCTGTATAACAAAAATGCCCCTAGCGAACACTAGAAGGTCTGACCACAATGTTAGAAAGGTTAACACTATGGCTAACTCTAATTTAGCAGTTTTCGAGTTTCAAGACGAAGAAATCCGTTTTGTCGGCGATCGCCCCGTCGCTAACGATGTAGCCCGAGTGTTGGGTTACGCCGATCCCGCCGACGCTGTTTACCGACTTGTTAACGAGAAAAACAAAAGTGTCTGTAAATCCCAGACACTTGACGGAAAACTCCGTGATGTAATGGTTCTAGAGGAACCCGGTATCTATCAACTGATTTTCTCTTCCAAGTTACCAGCCGCAGAAAAATTCCAAGACTGGGTTTTTGAAAAAGTTCTGCCCTCAATCCGCAAGACGGGGGGATATGGACAACGGCAAGAGTTGTCGGAGGTCGAAACCCTGAAAATTGAACTAGAAACCGCAAAAATCGAGCTAGAACGGGAACGGATTGTAAGCACTAATGATCGGATAATCGAGGAACTTCGCCTAGAACAAAACCAGATCGAATATGCACAGTATTCCGCAGGAAAACTTACCGGAAAACAGATACGGGAAAGGTTACTAGACGATATGGCCGCATTCATCGATCGGTTCGTCCAGGTAAAAGGAGTCATGCCCAAAGTTCGGGATCTCCATCAGAAGTTTCAATCCCGCAAGATTCCCGATGAACAGGGAAACCTTGTCAAAATCAATTCGGCTATTTTGCGATCGCTTTTGCCAGAGGTTTTAGAGCGATGTGAGTGCGATCAAGAAAGTATTCCATCAGGAGTGACTAAACTGCGAGTCAGAGTGAGCAGAACCCACTAAAACGATAGAATCCTACGTCCATCCCCCTAGAGAAGTTTCTAGGGGGATTTTTAGTGCGATGTGGGGACGGGGACGGGATAGGGATGTTAGACCGTTAGAGCGATGTTAGGGAGTAAATAACATAAGGAAAGATAGATATATCAATACTTCTATCCTTTTGTTAGAGTGTTAATCAATTTTCTGTGTTTACTTTTTCCTGATCCAATTTCTTACTTTTTCACGGATGACCTTGCTCTATCTTCTCCCATTTTTTCTTCTTACTAGGATCGGCTAAACATCCATAACACTTTGCTACATTGTAGACAGAGTAAGCGTTTCAGGATGTTAAAACATCTCTAACATCCCCACACACCTCGAACAGCGATCCCTATAGTAGAGTTCGATGTATTACACATACTACTCATGTAACACATCTCTTTTTCTCCCGACTTTTTTCTCACTAGGATCGCCCGAACATCCTAACATTTTTCTGAAAAGCTTGATAGAAATGGATTTCGGATGTTATTGAAAATGTTAGAGTTTCACACATCGATAACAGGGAAGTGTCCCAATTTAAAAAGCAATATCACTCGATGGAAACAAAAGGGGGAACCTACTCAAAAATACAGGGATAAATGGGAGTTTCGCGGTCGGTTTTGGTACGAAAAAGATTAGCCCTAAACCACTTCTCACCTCGAAAATGCCCTAAAAAGGGGGAAATAGAACATTTTCCGAGAGGGGATAAGTTAGCTTTTATTATGCACTTGACGCTCCCATCGCTAAAAGCGAGGGATTCTTGGTTCAACAAGTCCACTTAAACTAAGTCCCTTGCGATTCCTAGTCCAGAGGTAGTTCTTTCCCCAAGCGTTACTTTTCGTGCGCCCCACGATAGTTGTATTTCTACAAAATTTGCTTGAATTGAAGCGGTTTTGCTTCAAATACTGTGTTGTCTAGTTCCTGCAAAGATTTTACTTTGAGGATAATTTAGGTGATTGGCTAAATCAAGCAGTAATATCCGAGTCAATCAATTCCTGTCTTTCAATCAACGGCAATTATGTCCTTACATTTAGTTAATTCTCCCCATTCAATGCCCATTTCCCCGATATTCAATCCGGCGGGAGATGATGCGATCGAAAACCGTTCGATCTGGTTTGGTAACACCACCAACCTGATGCAATTAAACGATGTCCGCTACACTTGGGCGGTGGGTTTATATCAACAAATGCGTGAAAATTTCTGGATTCCGCAACGATTAGATATCACTCAAGACGTGACTGAATACGGGCATCTTGCCGACGAAGAAAGATCTGCTTATGATGGTATTTTGTCCTATCTAACTTTTCTTGATTCCGTACAAACCTGTAATATTCCCCACCTAAAAGGTAGCGTCACTGCCCCAGAAATTAGTCTTTGTATGGCGGAACAAATTTCTCAAGAGGCCATGCACAATCAAAGTTATCAATACTTAATTGAAACGATTATTCCCTCCGCTCGCAGAGGCGAAGTTTATGACTTTTGGCGCACTGATAAAGTTCTCAGGGATCGCTGTGAATTTATTGCTAGTCTCTACCAGCAATATATCGACAAACAAACTACTGAAAGCTATTTTATCGCCCTTGTCGCCGATTATTTGCTGGAGAGTTTGTACTTTTACAACGGCTTTATCTTTTTCTATAATCTCGCTTCTCGACAGCTAATGTCGGGTAGTGCTGACGTTTTCAAAATGATCAACCGGGACGAATTAAGTCACGTCCGTTTGTATCAGAAACTTATTCCGGAAGCTATGGACACTTTCTCCTATTCCGTTGAACAGATTTATGAGATGTTCGATACTGCCGTTAAACACGAATGTCGCTGGACAAATCACATTGTTGGCAACGACATTTTAGGTATTACCGAATACAGTACCGAACAGTACACCAAATACCTCGCT